TCTTGGTGATGATGCTAACTTTGCTACTACTACTGCAACTAGTCTTGGTGAGAAATTACCTAAGAGTGGTGGAACTATGACAGGAACACTAGCAATGGGTTCTAACACTATTACTACAAGTTCAACTGTAGACGGTAGAGATGTATCAGCAGATGGTACTAAATTAGATACAATAGAAACAAATGCTACTGCTGACCAGACAGACGCAGAAATTAAAACAGCATACGAAAATAATTCTAATACTAATGCTTTCACAGATGCTCTACAAACTAAATTAAATGGAATAGAAGCTAGTGCAACAGCAGACCAATCTAACTCAGAAATCAAAACTGCTTATGAGGCTAATTCAAATACAAACGCATTTACAGATGCTCTACAAACTAAATTAAATAGTGCTTCAACATTAACTGGAACAGAAACTCTTACAAACAAAACTTTAACTTCACCAAAAATAAATGAAAATGTAGCTGTAACTTCTACTGCAACAGAACTAAATTTATTAGATGGTGCAACAGTTACTACTACTGAAATAAATTATTCTGATATTACAACATTAGGAACAACTGCTGCATCAAAAGTATTTACAGCAGATGCTAACAATTTAACAAAAGTATCTGGTGCTGTAGCAAATGTAGAAGATACATTAACAGATGGTGCTACAATAACTTGGAATGTAATTAATTCTCCAGTTGCTAAAGTTACGTTAGCTGGTAACAGAACTTTATCTGCACCAAGTGGAACTACACCTATTGCTGGACAATTTGTATCATTACTTATTATTCAAGATGGAACTGGTGGAAGAACTATTACTTGGAACGCAGCATATGAATTTGCAGCAGATACTGCACCGACATTAACAGCAACAGCTAATCTTGGCGACTTGTTTACATTTAGATACAATGGAACAAAGTGGTTAGAGATTGGTAGAAATTTAGCATTAACTTTATCATAGGAATATTATGTACGCATTAGTAACAGACGGAACAATTACAAAATACTTTAGTTATCCTAAAGGCTTTACTCTAGGAGATTTACAATATCCTAAAGACATATTTACTAAATGGTCTAAATTAGAATTAGAAGCTATTGGTATTTATGAAGTAGTCTTTGATGACAGCAATAAAAAAGATGAGAAATGGTATATCAATACTAATCAAACTTTTGCTTTTGCTGATGGTGTTGTTACAGCTTCTTATGGTGCTGCTATTCCTAAAAGATTAAATGATGAAAATGCAGTAGATGAAGATGGTAATAATATTTTAGAAGATGGTGTTCAAGTTATTAACTATGGTTTAAAAACTGAAAAGAAAAAAATTGTAAAACAACAAGCATCTGGATTACTTACACCTACTGATTGGTATGTAGTTAAAGCAAGTGAAGTTACAGATTATTCTGTACCAACTAATATTACAACATTTAGAGCAGATGTTAGAAATAAATCAAATGAAATGGAAACTATGATTAATAACTGCACAACAGTTGATGAACTTAAAGCACTATACGAATACACTAATACAGGAACAGAAGCTAATCCTGTATTTACAAGACCACTACCTGAATTTCCAAAAGAGGTAATATAATGTCTTTAATTATACCAGCAAACTCAGCAGTAGGTGGTGGATATGATGTAGATAACTCATTAAGATTTAATGATGATAGCCAAGATAGTTTACAAAGAACACCTAGTAGTGCTAGTAATAGAAAAACTTGGACTTGGAGTGGTTGGATTAAAAGAGGAAATTTAGGAATAGACCAAATTATTTTTTCTGGTGGTACAGCAAACACTTGGATAAGATTTAATGGAGATGACACATTAGAATTTAATATTCAAGATAATGATGAAAGCACTATAATAACAACTCAACTTTTTAGAGATGTTTCAGCTTGGTATCATATAGTAGTAGCAATAGACACAACACAAGGTACAGATACTAATAGAATTAAATTTTATGTAAATGGTAATCAAGTTACATCTTTTTCAACATCAGTTTATGTATCACAAAATTATGAAGCTGGAATAAATAATACAGGCACACATTATATAGGAAGATTAAATTATGTAGCTACCCAATGGTTTGATGGTTATATGTCAGAAGTTTGTTTAATAGATGGCTTACAATTAGACCCAACATCATTCGGAGAATTTGACGAAGATAGTGGAATATGGAAACCAATAGATGTATCTGGTTTAACCTTTGGCAATAATGGATTTTATTTAGACTTTGAAAACTCTGGTAGTCTAGGTGCAGATGTATCTGGTAATGGAAATAACTTTACAGTTAATAACTTAACTAGCATAGACCAGACAACTGATACACCTACTAATAATTTTGCAACATTAAATCCTTTACACTATTATCTTGATAACACTACAGAAAATGGAAATTTAACTTACAAACCTACTACCACTTCTACTTATCCATATATTTTTTCTACTCTTGGAGTAACAAAAGGTAAATGGTATGTAGAATTTAAAAAATTTAATGGGAGTTCTTCATTGTTTGGAATTTTAGATGCTGATAAGTATCCACTTCCTGTTTTTTTAGGTCATGGAACAGATGATTGGGGGTGGTTAGATAGTGGTTGGTTTTATAATAATGGTTCAAATGTTCTTGCAGTTAATACTTATAGTGCTAATGATATTGTTGGACTAGCTTTAGATTTAGATAACGATGCATTATATTTTTCAAAAAATGGTACATGGGAAACCGTTAATGGTAGTTCTGGTGACCCAGAAAGTGGTTCTGCTAAAACAGGAGCTATTGAAATAGCATCAGATAAAACTTGGCTAATTGGTGTTGGTACTGGTGGTGGTTCTCCTAATGATTTAAATTTAAACTTCGGCTCTCCACCTTATAGTGAGAGTGGTGGTAATTCAGATGGTAATGGCTATGGAAATTTCAACCAAGCAGTTCCAAATGGCTATTATGCACTTAACACAAAAAACCTATCGGAGTTTGGATAATGGCTTTTAACAAGTTAAAAGGAATATAAATATGGCTTACACAGATATAGACAAACCATCAGATTATTTTAATACTGTTACTTATACTGGTACAGGCACATCAGGTGGTAATACATTAGGAGTTACAGGAGTTGGCTTTCAACCAGATTTAGTTTGGGTAAAAAATAGAACTGCTGCAGTTAATCATTATTTATATGATGTTGTAAGAGGAACTGGTTCAGCAAAAGCTTTACATACAAACACAACTGATAGTGAAGCAAGTGCATCAACATATAGTGTCAATGGGGGTGTAGCAAGTTTAGATTCAGATGGATTTACTGCCTATAGAGGAACAGATAACACTTATCAGGGAACAAACATGAATGGACAAGCTTACGCATCATGGAACTGGAAAGCTGGTGGAACAGCAGTATCTAATACTGATGGAGATATAACAAGTAGTGTAAGTGCAAATACTACAAGTGGATTTAGTATTGTGTCTTGGACAGGAAATGGTTCTAGTACTGATACAGTTGGTCATGGACTAGGAGTTGCACCAAAAATTGTATTATATAAAACATTAAATCTTGGAGCGAATTGGTATTATTGGTCAACTCAATTTGATGGTTCTAATCAGAGTTTAATTTTTAATTCACCAAGTACCGTAGTTTCTTCTTTAGGTAGTACATATGGTTCAATAACTTCATCAACTATTAGTAATTTTGGTTGGGATGTTGGTGATAATATTATTGCTTACTGCTTCGCAGAGAAAAAAGGATTTAGTAAGTTTGGCAAGTACACAGCCAATGGAAGTACAGATGGACCATTTGTTTATACAGGATTTAAACCAGCTTTCGTTATATTTAAAAGCTACAATCTTAACTCCAATATAAATTGGATTATCTTCGATAATAAAAGAAATACTTATAATGAGTTAGATGAAGAGTTACGAGTAAATCGTACTCTCGGTTCACGAACATTAATAGCAGGTGATTTTACATCTAACGGTTTTAAATTAAGGTCAACTAATAGACCTTTAAATGAAGCTGGTCGATTATACATCTACATGGCATTTGCTGAAAATCCACTTGTTACATCAACTGGTATACCAACAACTGCGAGATAATTATGACTAAAAAACTAACTTCAAAACAGTACGCTGACGTGGCTACTGGGGTTAGACTTTCTAGCCATGAGAAACTTTGTGCTGAACGAATGAATAACATCTTAAAAACTTTAGAAGAAATGAAACGAGAAGTTAAATCGTTAAGACAAGATGTTTCTATGGGTAAGGGTGGACTTAAAGTTATTTTAGCTGTTGGGACACTTGTAGTTGGAATTATAGGATTTTTTCAGTTTAAATAATGCTTTTTAAATACGTGTTGATACTGCATTTGTGTTCATTTGCAGGACAACCTCAATGTTACAATCCTAAAGTAATGCCTTTAGAATTTGACACACATTACGATTGTATCCAACAAGGATACCTTAAAGCATCACAAGCAGTAGAAAATATAGGAACAGATTTAGTTAACAAACAAAAACTTGCAGTCAAATTTGAATGCAAAGAATTAACACAGGAGAAAACATAATGATGTTATTTGGACAAAACCCTCAAACATATATTAACAAAGCTAAAATATGGTACATGAATACAGATAAGAAATTATTATCTTTAGTTATCTGGTCAGCATTAATGTTTGCAATAGGATATGCTCTTTAGTTTATTAGGAAAAACTCTAATTAGTCATACAACAAAAGCACTTTCAACACATTTAGAAAAAAGAGGCAACAAACAAGTTGCTGAAATTGAAGCTAGTAAAGAAGTACAAAAAACTCAAATAGAAAACTCAGGAATAAAAGACGAATTAATTTTAATCTGGTTTTTAGGAATACTTACACTCCCTTTAATAGGAGAAACAGAAAGATTTATGAAATGGGCAGAAGTCTTATCAGCAATGCCTTCTGAATTATTTTATATTTTTGGTGCTATCGTAGCGGCATCATTTGGAATTAAAGTCTCAAGCATATTCAAAAAATGATAGATAGGTTTTGTTTAGCATTCTTTGGAGGTATCGACAATATGTTTGAAAAATTAAACAAAACTGTAGACGACCTATGGACGTTTAAGTTTCCTAATTCAAAATTTAAAAAATATGAGAGACATAAAAAAATTAACAGAATTCATAAAAAATAAAGAACATAAAGATAAAGAAATGAATTTGTTTAAAAATCTTAAAAAAGAAGTTTCAATTAACGCTAATGGAACTCGAGAATACGTTATTAAAAAGGGAATTAATAAAGGTAAAATTGCAAAATGAAAAAAGAACATAACACAATGCTTATTGGTGTATTAGGTGCAATTCTTTTAGGAATTTCTAGTTGGGTACTAATGACTATCGTAGAACTTGAGGTTCATTTAGGAATGTTAGGTGAAGAGATTATGTCAATAGATAAACAGATTGGCAGAATTTATAATCACATGGATAGGCTATCTAAATAATGAAAACAGCAAAAGCATTTGTACCAAGAGAAAAACCTAAAAAAAGAAAAGGAATACATGTCAAGTCAAGAAACAAAGGAAGTACCTTTAAAAAATACAACCGACAAGGAAGACCAAAGTAATTTAGAAACAATAATAAAAGAGTTACCTCAATTATTAGTAACTCACTCTTATAACAAATTAAAATCTGGTGACGAACTAACAGCTTCAGAGATGAAAGTTTGTCTTGAGATATGTAAACAATATTCAAAAGACCCTATTGCTAAAAAAGAAGTAAACCTTTTAGATAGTGTACCTTTTGATACCCCAGAGGACTAATGGATAAACGAATTAATAACTTTAAGAACTTTTTGTTCTTATGTTGGAAACATTTAAACTTACCAGAGCCAACACCCATTCAATATGACATTGCAGACTTTCTTCAATCAAAAGAAAAAAGAATTGTAATAGAAGCATTCAGAGGTGTAGGTAAATCTTGGATTACTTCGGCATACGTATGCCACCAGTTACTACTAAACCCTCAAAGAAATATATTAGTAGTATCTGCAAGTAAAACTAGAGCAGATGATTTTAGTACGTTTACACAAAGGTTAATCTCAGAGATGCCTATGTTACAACACCTAATACCTAGAGATAACCAAAGACATTCCAAGATTAGCTTTGATGTTGCACCTGCTACAGCCAGTCATGCACCCTCAGTTAAGTCTATGGGTATTTCAGGGCAGATGACAGGTTCAAGAGCCGATATTATCATTGCAGATGACGTTGAGAGTGCAAATAACTCCCAAACACAGCTTATGAGAGATAGATTAAGTGAGACTGTAAAAGAGTTTGATGCGATTATTAAACCTGAAATTGGTAGAACTATATTTCTAGGAACACCGCAGAATGAGATGTCATTGTACAACTCATTAGGTGAAAGAGGATTTAAGACAAAAATCTGGACAGCATTAGTACCTAATAAAACTCAGACAATTTCTTATGGAGATAAGTTAGCAAGTATCATTAAGGGTGTTGAAGGTGAGCCTACAGACCCTAAAAGATTTGATGCTACAGACTTAATGGAACGATTAGCTTCGTATGGTCGTTCAGGTTTTAACTTACAATTTATGTTGGACACTTCATTGTCTGATGCAAATAGATACCCTCTAAAATTAAACGATTTAATAATAGCTTCAGGTTGTTCAACTTGGAAAGAAGCACCTGCAAAGATACAATGGGCTTCATCACCAGAACAAATGAAAGCTATAGACCCAGACATTCCCAATGTGGGACTTAAAGGAGATTACTTTGTAGCTCCTATGTATATGTCTGAAGAGTTTACTCCGTTTGAAGGTACTTGTATGTCTATTGACCCATCAGGTAGAGGAGAAGATAAAACTGCTTATGCAGTCTTAAAAATGCTTCATGGAGTTCTATACTTGACTGCACAAGGTAGTCTTGAAGGTGGATACTCAGATACAACTATGGCTAGGTTATCAAATATTGCTAAGAAGCATGATGTTAACTATGTAGTCATTGAGAGTAACTTTGGTGATGGTATGGCAACTCAGTTGTTAAAACCTATTATGGCTAAGATACACCCATGTGAGATTGAAGAAGTTAGACATAATACACAGAAAGAAAAGCGGATAATAGATACACTAGAGCCTTTGATGAATAGTCATAGGTTAGTAGTAGATGATTTACTAATACACGAAGATTTTAAGAATGAACCAGACCATCAGTTGTTTAGACAAATGACAAGGCTTACAAGAGACAAAGGTTCACTTAGACATGATGATGCCATAGACGCATTAGCCATGTGTGCTAAATATTGGACAGATAGGTTAGATAGAGACCAAACCTTATCTTACAATCAGCACAAAGAAGATTTGATTAATCAAGATTTAGAGAAATTCATGGAAGGAACAATAGGAAGACACCCAACCAAAGAAAGGTTTATATAATGGACTTAGAACAGACTAAAAAAGAGATTAAAAAAGAAGAAGGTTTCCGTATGGAAGTCTATAAAGATACTCTAGGTTTTAAAACAGGTGGCTATGGTCACAAAATGTTAGAGGGTGAGATACCTCCTACAGACATGGCAGGGTGGAATAAACTCTTTGAAAGAGACTTTGCTCGTGCTGTAACAGGTGCGGAAGATGTCCTTATGTTATGTCCCAATATCCACGACACTGCTAGACATATAGTAGTTGAGATGTGTTATCAGATGGGTGCTTATGGGGTATCTAAGTTTAAGGGTATGCTTAAAGCTCTACAAGATGAGGACTATAAGACTGCCAGTGTGGAGATGCTAGATAGTCTATGGGCTAAACAGACACCCAATCGTGCTAACCGCATGTCTGAACGCATGGCAAATATTTAAAGAGAAAATCTGTGTGGGTATATCGTATATACACTGACCGAGTTTCCCCCGTGCATCACGCCCAGAAACCTTAAAAATAGTCAATAAGTTAAGCATTTAGCGGATTTTTTTCATATATAAGGACAGCATATCCTTTGCGTGGGGCTGTGTGGGCGTGTTCTTTTTTTATTCATGTATGTGTGTGAGATA